AAGGCTGTTGTTTCTACTGCAGCCCTCACCATTGGTCTCCTCCACATGTATGATCATTTGTACCGCGTGAATCGCGGCGACGAACGCCTTTTTTTCGCCCCAGAAGCGAAGAAAGAAGGTTATTGCAGCGCCTGTAACAAGTAAATTTATCTACATAAACGGATCGCATCGGTAAAGTTCATTTTCCGCTTTACCAAAATATGATTTTATTATTTCATCTCCGGTTTTCTTACCACCCAATCCATAAACAACTTTGGCACCGGCCTTTTCTTTCTTAATTTTCTTAAGTTGAGTTGTTATCTTTTCACATTCAAATTTATACCCAATAGGTTTGACTTTGGAACTTTTACTGTATACACCTATTCTATCGACGTGTCGTTTCATTTTTTTTAAACCATACGTTTTCGTAAAATGTGGTTCCGTATCCGGTATCACACCAAATTTAAATGCCCCAACAAGACTACTTAAAATAAGACATGTCAAAAGTACGAAAATGAGAATCTTCATTATATTATACTAACATTAAATAAATTTCTAGTAAATTGTAAGTATGCGTGTCAAAATAGTTAAAAGCCCAAATCGTAAAAAGAAATTCAGGGCGATTCTCCATGACGGTGGGACTGTTGACTTTGGTGCTAGTGGGTATTCCGACTACACCAAACACAAAGATCCCTCGCGTATGCGCTCATATGTCAGCAGGCACGGTGGGCAAATACCCGTGAGTGTAATGAAAGAACCCCACCAAGCAATGATACATTTAATGATGCTTAAGGTAAATAAAAGTGACAGCGAAGATTGGTCACCGAAAGGTATTGAAACTTCCGGGTTTTGGTCGCGATGGTATCTCTGGAGTCAGCCATCAGTTCCGGGGGCACAGCGGTTTATGACTAAAAAATTTGGAATTAAATTCATTTAATATTGGACACCGGCCCTCGTGGCGGCGTCGTCGATTTCATCAACCATTTCCCAAGCCCACAAACATTCTGTGTCATCACCCCCTTCACAGATTGAATGTGCCAAATCAAGGGCTTCATTAAGAATCATTTTAAGGCGCATCTGTTTTGTAGTGATTTGCTTTTGTTCTTTCAGTGAAGGTGATTCATACATATGCTGGAGAGCGATACGTGTAATTTCCATCTTTTTCATTTCATAATGAATTTCTTCACTTCGGGAGGCCGCAGTGGTGCTGCGTCTACGCTGAATGGTATGAGTCGGGTATCCAAATCTTCTCAATGTCGTCACCATTAATTATCTATCAGAAGTTATTTTTAAGACCATTTAATTCTTTCTATAAACCTCCTAAACAAATAAGGTGTAAGTTCACCCAATGACCCGAATGGCACATAACGATAATCGGGAAAATCCTCACCCATGCCCAAAAGTTGAGCTATTTTATATCTATTATGGGGGCAGGTACGTGCATGTTTAATGTCCTCCGAATTGTGCGTCGCTATGAGAGTATGAACATTTTCATGAGCACCCAAACTCATATTAAGACCTTCTCTAAATGATTTATCCACCGCTGCTTTATTGGGGAGTAGGCCATCCTGCTTACCCAGATATGCTCCGCGGACCAACTTAACTCCGAGATGAATACCCTGCCTTCCCGCTGCAAGAATATCCAATTCAAGTTCTTTGAGGGCCGAACTGCGATACATTTGATACGTTTTGAAAACGTGAGGTTCATGCCGGTTAAAATGTAGCATCATGTTATACATTTCTGTTGAGTATACTACATCCTCGGCATCAATACAAACCTGGCAATCGTTCTTTATGGCGTGCTGAATAAGTTTTTTAATATGTCCCGCTGCGAAGTGGGGAGATTCTCTTGAACCAAATGATGTCATTTTTAAGGCAAACATTGACCCTGGGACAGATTTCATGGTTGACATATTTACTTCACTGATGAAATGTGCTTCATGTTTTTTGCAATTTTCACGGGCATAATCCAGGATAACATTGGATCCGGATTTGTATACATCCCTTATAACTTTTTGTAATTCATGGTTTAGAGCCGCATATCTGAGCATATCTTAAAGATGTGAAACATTTTAAATAAATGGAAGCAAATGTACTCATAAAAAAGGTACTTTTACCAAGAATTAGACAGCTTGAAGAGGAGGTCGCCACGCTGCGAAAACATACCTGGCCATATGTCCAGGCAAATAAAGAGGGTCATCAACTCGATGACATGGACTCAAAGATTGATTTTTTAAAAAACCTGGATGACGAGACAATATTAGAACTCTTGAGACTCAAAGCGAGACTCTCGAGAAATTCGGGACTCCAGGGAAGAGAATATGACGTGATTACGAGTTTGCGTAATAATTTTTGTTAGTATATACTAAATGGTAAAGACACCTTTTGGCATTCCAATCCTGATGATGCCATTGCTACTTCCATGCATGCCAAGTATATTAGCCAGTTGGGGTGTATACAAAACTGTTTTGGGTGGTGATAAACCAATGAAAAAAGAAAGATTGGCAACCCTCACAAGTTCAATGTGTTGTCTATTTTTGCTGTCATATTTAGCTTCTAAAAGCCCAATTAAAACACCACCCATTATGTTAGCTACTTGTGCCATGACTTGCGTCAGTTCTTGCTCAAGTTCAATGATTGCCATTGACTTGAAAAAGAGAGCTGAAGCTTTCGTAAAGGGGAAGAAGTGATTTAGAAAAAATCATCCGTTCTGTACATTTTTACTGTGTATGAACCAGTTTTACCATTCACCGAAACTGCTTCATTCCCATAGAGTTCCTGACACCCGATATCTTCCATACAATCGCGTGCATTGTGTTTTATTGACACAGAGTAAAGGTTTTGGTTACCGGTTGTGGTGTAATAATGATATCTGTCGCGACGTCCCCTGACTTCCCGGCCATATAGAGGAAGAGTCTCACCATTCCCCGTAATAATACCCATTTGTTGTGTGAAGCCTGGTTTATATTGCCTGATTGGCGCACGCCTGAATTCTGGTTCGCGTCTTATTTGACGTCTTCTCATTCCAGGGCGGGGTGGCACCGACACCGTGGGTACCGGAACCCTAACAACCCTGGGATTACACCACACGTAAGCCAAAATGACAGTAAGTGTGATAATACCCAACCACAAGAGTTGATTTTTATCCTTGTTCTTCATTATATTAGTTAAGGAATATTATTCAGATAAAGATATGAAGATTCTCGCGATTGATATTGGGTATCACAACATGGGTCTTGTTCTGGCTGAGGCCGAGATTAAGGGTTCGAATATTGACGTAGAATTTATAAAGAAGGTAAATCTGGCAGACTACAAATATATCTATTCAAATGACATTGTTGACCTCGTTCCTTTATTTGTAGACGCACATAAATACATTTTTGACGCCGCCGAAACAATTCTTATAGAGAGACAACCACCCGGGGGTCTTACAAATATTGAAACACTTTTACATTACATGTTCAAAGATAAAGTTGTTTTAGTTTCACCTGTGAGCATGCATACACATTTTGGTATGAGGCATCTAAATTATGAGCAGCGAAAAGAAAGAACGGTAGAAATAGCAACTAAATATTTAAAGGAGGATATTCCATATGATAGAAAACATGATATTGCCGACGCGCTATGTATGATAATTTATCACCATTTTAGAGTCTCCGTCCATTTCTTTGATAGTTTTAGGTTTAAGAAACCTCGTCTCTGATAATTTCTAATGCATTCGCCACCGATTGCAAAGCGTCAAACATTGTAGCCGCGCTACGACTCTCACAACATTTTCGGATTTTTTGAATGTTATAATCAAAAGATTTCTTTTCCTTTTCACACCGGTCCTTAATAGACTCTATCATATCAGTTAATCTTTTAATTTCTGAGTCATATTCTTGTGTTATATTTTCAATTGATTTATCCATTCTGGAAATTTCCTCTTCATACCAATCGATATGTCGTTTTAAAAGATCTTGCTTCACCGAAGATTTTGATTTCTCTATTTGCTTTTCGATTCTTTCAATTTTATCATCAACAATCTGAAGATTATTCAAATATTTTTCATGATGAAATTCCTTCGCGCGTTTATGCGCTTGAATTTGCATCTCAATGTCGCGAATTTTCTCCATTGCGTTTTTTAATATCATGATCCCAAAACTTTATACCAAGCATGCGTTCATGATAGTCTATGATCCATTTCAAGGTTTGAGATCTTAAACCACCCGTGATTTTATCTTTAATTTCCGTTCCCTTGTAGAAAGTATATTCTTGCTTGAGTCTCTCCAGTTCTTCCTCTCTCCAGTTCTTCCAATTAGGCATTTTTATTTTGGAATTTTGCCAGACGCCAACAATCTTAGGTCATCAACGAACATATCAAAGCGTCCAAGGCGATATTGGACAAGTGCCCACAATACAAAGAACACTGTCTTTGTCAGATTATTGATGTCATTATCTTCCATCTTATATATGGGACTTACAACACGGTGCATAAATGTTTCTTCTTTACCCTGACCCGTAACTGCCATTTCCATCTGTGTTAAGGCACATGTGTCATCATTAACAGACCAGTGATAGAAAAGAAAGGGGATGAGTATTGAATAAAATTCGAGATTTCTGCGGTCATTTGTAAATGGAATTACTATGATACAGATAAGAAATATAAGATGAATCCAAAATATTATATTCATCTATTATAAAATGAGTCAAGAAAATTTTGACGGGGGTGACGCGAAGCTTAAGCAACAAGCACTTGAGCATCGCCGTGATAGCTGGAATGAGCAACACGAGAATATATTACGCCAGTGGGGGGAGGCCTCTGGTTGTTACAGGTATATGCACCACAGGGCATATCTCATGTACAAGGGTTTGAGTATGCGTTTTACTTTGCCTGTTATTGTTCTCTCAACAATCACGGGTACGGCGAATTTTGCTCAGGAGCAATTCCCTGAGAATCTTCGTGGTATGGTACCATCGGTGATTGGCGGTCTTAACCTTGTCGCCGGTCTCATCGCAACTATCATGCAATTTTTGAAGATTAACGAACTCATGGAAAATCACAAGGCGGCTGCGTTATCATTCGGTCTTCTTTCTAGAAATATTAGACTGGAATTATCTCTTGCGCGTGAAGAGCGTACCACAGATGGTCTGGAATTTGTTACTAGATGTAAAAATGAATACGATCGCCTCATTGAACAGTCACCAAGTGTTCCATCAACCATTCTTTTGGACTTTGAAAAGGACTACCCACTCGACAATGTATTCACAAAGCCAGAGATTCTCGATGTTCGGGCGATTCCCAAGTTGAAACTCGCAGGTTTCACAAACCTTAAATCCTCAAATGTCATATCCGAAGTAACAAAAGGTGGACCATTTTCTAAGATTGGAGAACTTATGAAGGGAAAGGCTGAATATGTCGCCAAAACAAAGATCCTTGACAGTATGCAGGCTGAGCTAGATGAAGAAGAGGAGATCACATCGGAGGCTTCTGAAGACCCTGAAGACGAGACAGACGTTGAACAAGGTAAAGTAGAAGAATAAGCACAATTATATTAGTTAAACCAGCACAAATTGCATATGGTAAAATTTTCCTTCTTAAAGGTTTTACGATACG